GCCTCCATTCGAAGATCATCCAACAACCAGCAAGCCTCTCGCCTAATATCTGGGTTATCAAGTTTGCTCAATGTATCTCCTCTCCTTGCTTCTCTGCTATCTCAAGGTAGTCCATGAACTGCTGCTTGAGTTCATCGCTGCTGTGTATGAACATGCTGAAGTCTTCAAGCATGATCCCTATTGTCCCGATGACGTTACGGTCATGACCTTCTGCATTATAAATAGCATCTTCGAGCCAGACGTTTAACTCATCCACGGAAACAGGGTATATCTGTATGACTTTAGTCATGCGATCCTCTTCTCGTGATACTCAATTAACTTCAAGAACTCCGAGAGTATCTCCTCGTAGTCGGCCTTGTATCTTTTAACTGGTGTCGCTTTTTTAGCGATCATATCCTCAACGAAGTCTCTACCATACATGTCCTCCATAAAGAGCGTGTACGACTGAGCAGCAGACCCGTGCTTCATTCCCCACATATTGCATGCGGCACATTGCGGATGAACATTCTCTATCTCCAATGCCCAGTAAGATGAGTTGCCCTTTGGTATAAAATGTCCCCCTTGCATATCCTTATAATGCTTGGTCGCACCACAAGATACGCAGGAGCAGTAGCCGTTCTCGTCAGATGCGGCAAGTCTGGCTAATTTTTGTACAGCCTTATAGCATTCCTGCTTTAGCTGCGCGGAGGTCTTCGTCTTTGGTTTAGACTTTCTCTTGGCTCGTCTTGGTGCTGCTCTTTTTATCGCCAAAACCTACCATCCTTGAGGGATAGTAATGTTTTCTCCGCTCTTCTCTGTGTCTTGTCGTCCATGTTGTCGTACCTCATCTTGAGCAGGGCAACACTGAACTCTTTCTTGGTAATGGGATAGGCTTGTAAAGCTATCTCCACATCCACGGGCAACACATACTCATCCTTTGCTTCCATATAACCCAAGCCTCTTAGTGTAGTGAGAGGTGTACTTTCGATGCAGCTCTATTTGTAAGGCCACTAAAGCATTGTAGGTTTCCTTGACCTGCTTGTCATCAAGTTTATCCAAGCCTATCTGTAGTTCATCAATCGCTTGGTGTATTACTTCCATCATGTCTTTACTCATAGCTATAACCCTGTTTTATTCCTCTCTTTCTGTGCTTGAACCCAACCTCTATGTGTTGGCGTTTAGGTTTAGGTGCACCCCCGTGACGTTTGCGCACCATGTACTTGTCTCCAAAAGGAAATACATAATACACAACCCGCTCATCGTGAGCACACCACTCTGCCTCCTCTAACGCTCTCGCGAAGTCATCAAAGATAATCATTTGCGAGAAGGGAAGGGAACGTAGATGTTAAACTTCTCCGATAACAAGTGACTAAGGTGCTTGTGTATCTCGTCATAGTCATAGGCAGTAACATCTGAGCTAGACTTCTCACCAGTAACAGCAACTTGTATCGGTTTCCACAGATACTCCTTGACCAGATCAGTTGTCCAAGGAATCTCTGCATCATGCTTGAGAGTCTTCTTCATATCCAAAGAGGACTCGTTCAGCTTCTCTGCCAGCAGTCGGCAGTAAACGTGGAGCGCATTGTTTTGCGCAGTGGTGCGGGTCTTGCCAGCCTTCCACTTGATAGTCAGGTACTTCTTTTCTTGATACAGGGTAGTCATATGTTGAATGAACATCTTCAAAGCATGATCGCTATTGACTACCCAGAACTCGCCTTGCGGCATGTCACTCATCCTTATCCTGCCTCCACCTCATACCAATAATGTTCATTGATTCTTTCTTTGCCTTGTCGGAATAAGTGCAGGGGGGTAGCTGCTTGATCTTCCCCCCTGCGCCAAGATATTTTTCAATATCCTTTTCCAACCTCTCAGAAATCTGTTTGTTCTGGAGCGTTGGTGTGGTCATATCTTTTCTCCTAGTTTATAAACATCATCCATGGTCATCTCAAGTGAGTCACAAATCTGCTTGTATCTGTGCAGAGTAATGCTTGCTCGCTCAAGAGTGTGAGCGTAATTCGCAGGAGTGCAATCAATCTCTGCTGCTACGGTCTTGAACAGCACACCCTTTTGCTTGTGTGCTTTTCTTATTGCTGAACCTATGTGAATCATATCCACTCCTATGCTACACGCCACACACGAATACTCTTGTCCTTTTTAAAGTCTGGAGTCTGCCTAGTCGCGAGAGTCATCTTTAATTTCTTACCAACACCAAGACTAATAGACCTCTGATTCTCACCCTTAACTAAAAACGAATGACCCACTTTCATTTTCTTTAAAGTGTTCTCAACCACAGTAGAAAAAGATTCGCGATTACCATTATGAATATGCGGAATCGGCACATCATCCCTTACCTGCAAAACATCATTAGATTCAAAGGTTTGATCGGTAGTTCTAACGATAACCGTTTTATCTTCTGGTGCTGGAACGTCTTGCTCGATGGTCAGGTCTGTCTTGTCTTCCTGTAATGGCAGGTTGTAGAAGACTAGCTTCTCAATTGCCTCGCTAAGATTCGCCAATCCACACTGATCCTTGTATGCTTTGAGTAATTCAAAGGTTGTTTGATCCAATCTAAGTTGAACATTCTTTAGTGGTCTTTTCATTTCATCCTCCAAGTAGGGGGCTTGCGCCCCCGTTAAATTAAAATGGCACATCTTCCATTGAGATTTCTGTAACTGGAGCAGCAGGTCGCGACTCCCCCTTTGGCTTGACGGATAGGCTAAAGAACTTCTTGCCAGCCTTAGACTCCTTCAACCATGCGTTGAGGTAGAAGTCTTCTCCGTTTACATTCAGCGTCCCGTTATAATCTGAATGGGTTTCTTTTTCTTTGCGCTCATTCTTGAACAGTGCGCCACGGTTAGTATCATCATAATCAGACATACAATCTCCTAGTTAAAAAACTGATTTACATTCTCTTCAATTAAATTTACAGCCTTGGCAACACACTCCTCCAATGCTGAGATGTATTCCTCATCGCGCTCAACTCTCACGATCAGGGGTTTCATGTCAGGGTGATAGGATACGAAATCCCACCACTGCCTCTGCGTTATCCATAGACAACCCATCACTTGCTGCTTGTACCGCGAAGGAAGTACACCTCCTCTTAGGTATTCCACATGCGTGGCAGGTGCGGGGCATTTCACTTCCAATCCCCCGTCCTTACCTATCAGTCCGTCTGGCGAACATCCTGCATTAATCGTGTCATGCAGACAGAACCCTACCTCTTGAACCTTGACATCATTCATTAGGCAGTAGAGATCACGGGCTTCTGGTTCTAGCTCAGTCCCGCGAATCATGTGGTGCGATTGATATACTTCCTCTCGCACCCCAGTTAGACGCTCGGCTACTAGCTGGTTGATGTAGCTGTCAGCTTGTGTAGACCATGCCCCCTTGGTTGTTACTATCTTGGCGAACATAGACGCGCTAGGAATTCCTAAGCGCGCCTCGAACCAAGCGTCTGTACCCTGCTCGTGGTTACCAACCCTCATTGCCACACTCCTCAACCTCTTGCTCTACCCAAGCAATCAGCATTCTAATGCGGCGCTCATCCGAAACATCTGCGCTAAGGATTCGCTCTGCGGTTTGATAACGGTCTCGCCATAACTGCTCAATTGCTGCCTCGTATTCATCCTCGGCCTCTTCTTGTTTCAGCAGGTATCTATTCAGGTCTACGATCACTGGGTCGCTCATACATCCTCCTTGCGTTCTAGTTTGCTTTCCAATATTTCTTTAGCGCGGTTGAACTGCTGCGCTGCCAGCTCCTCTACTGACTGGCACTTGAATGCTTTACAGAATCCAGCCTTGTCGCTGTTGGTTCTCTCAATCAATCCGTTGATGAACTTAGCCTGTGCTGCATTAATAAACTTAGGAGCAGACTGGGTTGCCGCATTGCCATCATCGTCCTCGGCAGGGATGCCAGCGATAGCCTGTAAAGCGTACCGTCTTGCGTACGTTATAGCTGACCCCGCTGCCTGTGCATCCATCTTGCCTAGCGGGATGTAGTAGTCCTGCTCCAGCCACTCGCCAGATGAGTGCATAAGTCTAGTAGTAACCCCAACTGAGTTGTCTCCGCTAACTGGGAACTGCACATAGCTAAGCCCGTGCTCCGCGAAGTGAGGCTTGATAGCCTGTATGACAGAGCCAAGGTCGGCGTACTTCGATTTGAAGAATGGGTTTGAATTCCCCTTAATCGCTGCGCCCATCTCACTCTGTGCTGCCGCCATTGCTGCGGCTAGGTTCTTAATTGATTCAGATTGCTTCATGATTATCCTCCGGTAGTTTGGAATCTGCGATTGCCCCTGCTGCATACTGCTTGCCATACTCCTGCAAACCTTTGCGAGCAATATCAAT